GCAATGGAGAAAGTGAAAAATACCGTCGCAAGCGCCTGGCCGTTCGTATAATACAATTTGACTTCGGCCTTTACCTGGCCGTAGTGTTTCAATTCTCCATCAGATAGGACGTATTCAGCTTTCCCGTTTACCTTGTCCGTCAGTGTCAAGCTCCGTTTATAAAACGAATCATCCGCATACAGAAGGACAATTTTTGCATCCACCGCCGACAGAGGCAACGGGGCGCCGTCTTTTGTAAAAGAAAAGGACAGCTTTGCGCTGCCCGTATCCTGGGTGAAAAATTGTATATTGGTAGATTTGGCTGCGGCTTTCCGCGCGTTAATATCAAATGATATTTCGCCTTCCTTATAGATCATCGTTGAACCTCCTTACATCTGTGGGTGCATGAAGACCAATGCGACTCCATACCCTTTTTCGGCGGAATATGACCGATTTATACGCATCACGTAAAAACCTGTTCCGTCCTCTGATTTTGTCCCTATTCCGTCAGCTGGGACGATGTAGTCTCCTACCTGGACAGTCTCATCAATCCTGACAAATACCTGACCGACCAAACCGACGACATGCCACTCGTCCCGCTTTTCCCGCGGGATGTATTCAAGGTCAGGGTTATAGTTTGGATTTTCCATAGGTACTATGATTGCTCGACCATTATCATTAATGGTTTCATAGATAATGCCGCCAAATTCATTTCTAAGGTAACGGTCGTTCCAATAGAAAGCCGCACCGCCCATAATGACCCCGGCCGTCTCGGAAATAACGCCCAATACCTTGTCCCCTTTTTCAGCTTTCCTGATCTTGTCACCATCCAAAGTCACCAAGAAGCCGGATTCAATTTTACGGCCATCTTTAGATTCAAAGTATTCTGCAAGGTCTTTAAAATCGGATACGCTTTCCACGCGTCCTACCCCCCGGATATGTCCGCCTGTAGAATCAATTTTCCATTTGATATTATTTTTCGACGGTGATCCGGTGCCGTATCCGCCAACTACAGAATAGCTGTCATCGTTAGTAACTGCCTGGGCAGCCATCACCACTCTTGCAGGTCCGTCCCCTTTCGTCTTTGAGTTGTTCGCTGCTATAATGGCCTGCCGTGATCCTTCTGTAGAAGAGCCGCCTGAAACGCCTCCCATGAAATTCCGCGGGCCTTTTGCTATGTTGTCACCCGTAGCCGCGATAATCGCACTTGTTGGATCTAAAGGAGCCCCGGAAGTCGTCGCCCCTCGGAATCCTCCTTTGAAATTCGTTGGTACAAATTTGTACTTGTTCCCCTTAATCATGGCCGCGTAGGAGTAGCCGGATGTCTGAACATTATTAATGTTCGCCTGTGAATTTGGTGACGTGATCCCGTATGTACCGCCTTCTCCTTCCATGATTCCATTGGAGATATTCACAGAGTACACCCCGCCGCCGATTCCGATTCCCTGCTTGGCCGACTTATAAAAAGTAAAATTGGACAGGTTGACATTATCCGTTTTTTGCGGACCGCCATATAGACGAATATCAAAGCCCGCTTTTTTGAATCCCCTAATCGTGATATTGTTCAAGGAAATGTTTCGGCTTCTATACTGCAAGGCAATGACCGGGTTATCCTTATAGTCATATGAAGGATCACCTATTGCAGTAAAGTTGCTGACAGCTACGTTTTTATAAGCTGAAACCACTAACGCACGCGGGGTCAATCCTTCATACATATCATTGAATATCGGTTCGATTGCTGTACAATCCGTAAGGGTGACATCGTAGGCCGTTGTGCTTTCCGGATCCTCTGCTTTGTGATGCCCGATATGTCGTAGATCAAAGCAGCGCACATCATGAAAGGACACATGGCCAATGACATGAACATTTTGGGATGCCGGCCATTCCTTATGTGCTTTGACTTCTACGCCCCGGATATTACCAGATGTAAAGTTATTAATCAGCCAAACATGCTTTGACCCGTCATCAACTTCTATGCCATTTGAATTTGACTGTCCTTTTGGGTGAGCCGTACCGCGCTGATCAAAAGAGTAAGAATTTGAAATAAAAATGTATTCGCTATAGTGCGTGGTAATGCCGTCGTCCCCCGCCCCATAAGCTACACAGTTATCCAACCAAATATACCGGCATCCGTCTTTTGTATACTGTGTAGACGCCAGATGATCATATGTGGGCGCTGTTATATCAAATCCGTGTAAACCTGCGTTAATTGCCTCAACGTCTTTAACCCACCCAAATTTTACTTTGGCATATGTCAAACAGCTTGAATGTTGGCCGCCCGTAGCCCCGACGCCGCCCTGTCTGTCCGGGTTCCAATCAAGTGACATCCCTTGCACGAAAATATTTCGGTTCCCGTTTTCATAATCGGCGTTTGTGATGACCCATTCGCTGGCGGGTGTGTCTTCATGAAGCTTGAGGGTTGTAACACCTTTTCCCTGACCGATCAGATAAGTCCAAGATGGGAGCTTAACCCCTCGAATCACATAGATACCGGCGCTTAATTTAACCCTTACACGGCCGTCCCCCACCGCTTTTCTAAATGCCTCAGAGCTGTCGGTTTTTCCATCCGGTACGGCGCCAAAATCATCAACATTTACTTCTCTTTTTATTTTCTGTTCAAGCTTATTAAATTCTAAATCCAGCCGGTCTTTCAACGTTTGTGCGATTTTCCCATCAGTTGTTACCCTGGCATCCACAATCTCTTTTACGTCTTTCCCGTCGTGATTCACAATCACATTAGCAAACCGTGCATTTAAATTATCCAACCGGTTCGCAACAGTAAACCCGCCGTGAATAATCTGATCCGATGTGTGGGCAGTTTTTGCATTTTTATGGCTTTTTAAATTATACTCATGATCATTTAACGCATTTTCAATACTCTGCATGTCCCCGCTTAACTGCGATTCATAGAGGGAATTTCGAGTCGTATTGTAGTTTTTAGTCAGCCGCACCATCTTCCTCACTCCTTTTTGACAAAATAAAAAACGCTTATCTGAGCGTTTTAAATAACTGATCTATATATCTTTTTTGATTCCTTAACCTTTTTGCCTGGTCAACATTGATGTCATGGATGTCTTTGCGGAAATTTGCAAATGTCAGCTGCGGGCTGCTGTATGGATCCAATGGATTGTACTGAATTGAAATCAGCCTCACATCATCTTCAAATGTGATGCCATCCGCCGTATCGGCCAAGACGTGAATTGTGTCGCCTTTCCAGAAGTCTTGTTCAATTTCTAAAAGTTTTGGCTCATAGATTTTTTTGAAATCAGCTTCGATCGTCATTTCTGGATAAGGATTCACATGCTTCTTCAGTGCTGAAACCATGCGACTGGATTTTTTTATTGTTTCATCTTTTATCGGTTCAGCCCACCGCGGCTTTCCTTCAATTAAGAATTTATCTTCATCAGGATGAACATATAAAATAGGCTCAAATTCATATTTTGGATTCTTGTCAGTACTATTGCTGCCTTCTTTTAAGGCGCCGTATCCCCACGCTCGTGTCGTACTATTTTGAGAACTTGTTTTAATTGTAATACCTGGCATGTTATAACGGGAATCCAGAGTAAAATCAATGCGCTTCCCCATCTTTTTATAGACGTAGATTTTGTAATTATCGACATCTATTTCAAGCCCATAATCTTCAATAATTTCATCCATCAATTCCGTAGAGTTTTTATCACCAAAATTCTCATGATCAGCGCTTGGAAACTCGCTTTCTGGCGCCTTCAGAATATATTTGAAATCTGTATCTTTCAAGGCAATATCCAACGCTTCTCTAAGCTTTAATTTCTTTGTTACGGTATCATTCACGTAATTATTGATCAGTAGAACAGAAAAAATATGAGCTGCTGTGACGGTTTTTGTAAGGATATTATTTTCCTGCCTTACCTCTACATCCGTAATATAGTATTTTTGATGATTGAATTTTTTCTCATCCAGATAAAGTATGTTGTCGTTCACCAATAAATCGAATTCTGTGCCGTTCTCCTGCGTTTTTGTGATCGTGAAGGTAAAACTCTTCTTACCTGTCGTATCGTCCGTCAGATCAACGGAAACCCCGGTTATTTCAACAACACTTTTACCATCCTTCGTTGAAACATGCAGCTGTGGAAAATCAACATCTGAAGGCAAACTCTGATTGAGTGTGATGTCTTTGCCGTCATACTCCTTACTCGGAAATTCCGGCTCCGGTATCGGTGTGTCAGGTTGATCAGGATCAATAGGAATATCGTCCACAGAATCATATTGTGTAAGATTATACGTTTCAATTAGATTGTTTAACTTCGTCGCATAAGCCGGGTCTGTAGCATAACCGGCTTTTACAAGGGCTGCTGTTGCTTTCTTGTAATCTTTTTCACCTACTACGGCTTTATAATGATCGGGATCCCAGCTCGTTCCGTTCACATAAAGCTTGGCTAAATCTTGCAGAGAAGCATACCAGGATGGATACTTTCTGAACTTGGCTTGTACCCGGGTTGCATTCCCTTTGCGATCGTATTCAGTCGTCCACATGAGAACATATTGCCCGTTATAAGTCCCCTTAATTCCGAATAGATTTTTTCCTTTCTGAGCGAGCCCACTTGTCCCCCATGCGCTCTCTAAACAGGCCTGAGCAATAATGAGAGACGCGAGAATATCATACTTCTTATATATCTTCTGCGCGTCTGGCGCAATCTCTTTTATAAAATCTGAATTTGCCATTGTACTTGCTCCTTATGCGTAATAGAAACGTGTATCGAAAGTGATTTCAAAATCATTGGTATTCTGTATTTCAAAATCATTGCTCCCTATATCAAGCCCCGGGAGCCTGCCGGAGGTTTTAACCGGCTTATTATTGATCACGGTATACTGTTTGATAAAAGTGACAGGCTGTGATTTTTTCAACTCCTGTTCAATTTTCAGCCTCTCCCCATTTGTATGGTTGATGATCGTCACGTTTTTACCTGAAGCCCGTAAGGTCACATTGTAGTCATGCTGCATGGGATTGATAAAAGCATCCCCCGTATTGTAAACCTGAAATCTTTTTCGATTTTTAAACACATATTCCAGGTTGTCGTGTATCTGAATATTCATCCCTGGGCTCCAGTATTCCCCGTGAAAATTCTGTTTTGTCAAAGAAGTGAATTTTGACTCTGCTAAACCAGTAAAGTTGTTAAATTCCACAGTAAAAGAAACATGATTTTTTTCTTTTTCTTTTGGAATACTGAAATTCCCATCACATGTGACGCGAAAACGGAGATTTGGCAACAAGTCAGTTGAAATATAGTAAGGGAACGGTTTAACCAAAACCGCGTATAGTTCCCGTCGATACTGATAAAAATTTTCGGCAATGACTGAATTCAGATAGATTTCAACTGATATTTTTCTTTCTGTATATTTGACGTCACGGGGATGTTGCGGCAAAACGACTCCATTTATTCTCGGGATATTTGTTGTTTCACGCTCAATGCCTGGTGACTCAGGTGTAAAACTTAAAGGTTCAAAAAAAGGAAGCAGGCTGCTTAAACTCTGCTCCCCTAAACCATTATCATAGTCAATGTACAATTCCACTATCTCACCCCATTCAAGTATGAAGTTCGAGTATACCGATCCCCGGATGATTGATCGATTTTCTTCCCATCAAGATAAGTGTTGTTATCTTTTAATAGGATCTGTTGCAAGAGCTGCACATTTTTATTTAGAAAATCAATTTGTTTTGCCATCATACTGATCTGTTTTTCTTGGTTCTGCACAACACGGCTGATGTCCACAGAAAAGTCTTTAGGCGAGGCCAATTCCTGTGCAGGCTTTTCCGAAACTTTTTGAAGCAGGAGGAGCGCTTTTGAAATCATTCCATCCTGCAAATCCGGAAGTACGCCAAGCTTTCTACCAACACGGGCCCATAGCCCAATATTGCGCTCCCGATAAGATGGATCCTCTGTGATGGTCGTTTCATCATACCCGCGTTCATTTAAGATCGCCCATTTTGATCCACCACGGCCAGGCGAAATACCGCCTTTTGCATATCCAACATATCCGCCGCCTCGGGCCATCGATTTTAACCCCGGATGATTGTTTATGTCACCATATCGTCGTTTGATATAGTTAATGGCAGCCAGGATATTATCGATCGGATTCAAAATGTTATTATGTCCAGGAAACTTATTCGCGTTGAACGTGCTTGGAATCGTCTGCATCAGCCCTTGTGAAGGGTGCCCAGCTTTCGCATTAGAATCCCATAAATTGATGGCGTTAGGATTACCGCCACTTTCTTTCATGGCGATAGTAACAAGCCCCGGGATCCATGAAATCGGCACACCCGCGATGCCGACTGCTTCAGTCACCCATTGGTTTACAGCTTTTGTTCCGCCGGCTCCTTTAAATGTACCTGGATCCGGCATGACACCTTTCAGGAATTGAGCTGCCCCATCCTTCAATGTCTTGAGTATACCGGTCCCTAACGAGTCAATGCCTTTTCCAGTTTTGTAGGGGATCAGCCCACTAAACAGTTTTTTGATTAAGTTGCCGGGACCCTTTGTAATCAAGTCCATTGCAGTTGCGCTAACATCGCCCACTTTATCCACGACGCTTTTTCCAAAAGATACAGCCCCGTTGACCATCTTTTTAGAGCCGTCAATCGCTTTTTTGAAAAAGTCGCCAACCCCTCCTGCATATCCTGGTAACCCTGTGGCTGCTAATTTTTTTGACTGGTCATGCGGTAGTACGGAGGTGCCTCGTGGGAGATCCCAAATTTGCGGGCCGCCTGCCCCTACAACATAAGTTCCGATGCCTGGTGTATGGGCCAACTCCCACCCTTCTTCACCGACAATCGCTTTTCCTCCAGGGTGAAAGTCTGTTCCTTTTGCATAAGCGGCACCTGGTGCAATCTGCATTTTTTCAGACCGGCCATTATAACCTTTAGGCTTCCACTCTGGAATGGTTGGGGCATGCATAAATTCAAGAACCGTGTTAATTCCACCGGTAATCTTATTCACAACACCAGCTAAGTCGAGGACAAAAATATCAAATTCACTAAGGACTTCACCTGTCTCAAAATCGACTTGATCAATATGTCCATATGCTTGAAGCTTTGCCTCTTTGACCACACCTTCATGTGTCTCTTTTGCTTGCTCAATTGTTTTTTCTGCTTGGCTTTCAGCTTTATCAACAATGTAATCGTGCTGTTTCTTTGAAATTGTTCTTTTTACATAATATTGGTCATTCGCCTCGTCAACTACAGCCTTATATTGGTCTTTGGCAGCTTTAATTGTTTTTTCTTTTGCTTTGTTGCTGTTTTTCACAACAGCGGCTGCCTGTTTGGCGGAAAGATTAGAAGACTCTTCCTTCAACTTTCTAGAAATTTTCGTTTGTTCACCTTTACTACGGGTAAGTGCTGTCTCCATTTGGGAGAGCATCTTCCCTTGAATTTTAGTAACTTCTTCATTTTCTTTATCTGTAAGCTTACGATGTTCTTTTGCGGCGTTTCGATAAATCTCATTTACACGATCCACATATCCTTGTATTTTCTTTTGTTTCTTTTGGTTTCCATCCCCAATTTTATTTAGAATCTTAGCCGCGTATTTATCTGATATTTCCTCATTGGACGCAAAAAACTCCTTTAATACCTTGGTGGCTGAATCAGTGCTCGTTTGGAATCCATTTTTCAAAGACTCTCCCATCGCTGTAAACTGTGTTGCGACATCGTCCGCTATTTTCTTGGTGATTTTTGCATTGGTTATACGGAGATATTCAAGCTTAGCCGTGACTTTTGTATTCATATCTTCATAAGCATTCACAGCTTTTGCAGTAGACTTCGAAACCCCTTTACCAAAGTCAATAGTCGATGGAAGAACCCTTTTCTTCAGGTTGTCATAATAGTTCATACCTGCTTCCGTAAGAAGCGTTACACCTGTAATAGCAAGGCCAATAGGACTACCTAACAAACTCAATGCGCCACGTAAGAGGCCGACAACTCCCGCTCCTTTTTTGAGAATGTTGAAAAGGCCAAAACCACTTTTCGCTAATTTCATGAAGCCGCCAGCGCCTTTAATTGCATTGGCCCCGACCTTTAAAATATTTCCGCCGAATTTTAAGAGCTCAGGTGCAAACGAAAGAATAAGGCCGGCGATTGTCCCGACGGGGCCGCCAAATAAACTTAGACCAAGCCCGGCAACACGTGAAGCACCGCCCAGCCCCCGCATAGCTCTTGTACTTCTACTAGATGACTGCTCAAGCCGTCCTACTCTCGTTGTTGCGACCGCGGTTGATTGATGGAAACGTTCCATCCTTGTAGACGCTACAGCCGCCGCCGTGGAGGTCGTGTTCATTCCTGCAGCCGCTGTCCTGGAAGCTGCTCCCGCCGCAATAGCTTCTGTGGAATAAGTGCTGAGGCTTGCTGAAGCCCGATTTACACTGCCTGTTAAATAGCTTCCGGCAGTCCGCAGCATGTTCCAGCCTGCTGCCACCTTTGGCAGAGAACCTAAAATCAATAAAAACGCCCCACCTAAAAGCGAAAACACAGTTACCGCTCCGCCAGTAATCGCAATGGTACTCGCAACGGAAGGGGGTAATGAATCGAACCAGGTAACGAATTTTGTTAGACCGTCAGTGGTTGCACGAATCACAGGGAGAAACTGATTCCCCAAAGTGATAAGAGCGTTGTTCACAGCAGATTTCAGATATTCCATGGATCCGGCCAGGTTATCCATTTGCTTTTTGGCTACTCTGTCCGCAGCGCCCCCGCTGTTTTCAATTTCTTTGGTGAAATCTTGGAGCTTGTCTTTTCCTGCGTGCATTAAAGTAATAAATCCAGAAAGAGCGTGCTGCCCTGCCAACTGTTTAGCAATACGGATTTTTTCAGTTTCGGTATAATTTTTTGTTTTCTCATTGATCTGGCCGATTATATCAGAAAGCGGACGCAATTTCCCTGTGGAATCAGTTACCTGCAAACCTAATTCATGGATCGCATTTCCAGCTTGTTTTGGCGGAGATGATAAACGGGTTAGAGTAGACCGCAAAGCCGTTCCTGCCATATCAGCCTTAATCCCGCTGTTTGCCATGATGCCCGTCGCCGCCGCTAACTCTTCCATGCTGAGTCCGGCCGTTTTTGCTGCCGGAGCCGCATATTTCATCGTTTGACCGATCTCTTGAAGCGTGGCGTTTGAGTTGGTGAACGTATACGTCATGGCATCCGCAACGCGGTTTGTATCTTCAGCTTTGATATGAAATTCCGTCAAGATATCAGAAACGATGTCAGCTGTAACACCAAGGTCTGTTTGTCCGGCTGCGGCAGTCGCGAGAAGACCAGGCATAGCTCCAATGATTTGATTCGTTTTATACCCGGCCATCGCAAGGTACTGCATTCCTTCGGCAACTTCTCCATCAGTAAACTGAGTTGTTGCACCCAAATGACGCGCCGTTTCTGTCAGCTTAGCCATCTGGTCGTTTGTTGCATTCGCTAAAGCACCAACACGGCTCATAGCTTTTTCAAAATCAGCTGCGGCTTTTACACTTACTCCAATCCCCAACGTTCCCGCTGCGCCAACAGCCGAAAGGGCTGTTCCAACCTTAGAAGCAGAATGGTAAACAGCGTTTAGCCCTTCAGATACTTTCCCTGAATCTCGTCTGAACACAGAAAAAACACCCGAAGCGCGACGGGTGCTGTTTGTCGTGTTTTCAAATTCTCTTGTTACACGTTGCAGTTCGTTTCCAAGGCTTTGGTGAACTGCAATAGCATCATTCAGCCTGCGGCCTTGTATTTGGGTCTCTCGATTGTCGATCCCTTTTTCTTTTGCTAATTTCTCGTATTTGGCTCGATGCTCTTCGACTAATCGGCCCTGGATACGATATTTGCTATTGAGACCTTCTACTTGGGATTGGAGAAATTTAGATTGATTACCCGCCGCTTTATAAATAGCACTGGAGGCTTTCATTTCAGAATTTGCTAAACGCATTTGCCGCTTTAAGCCCTCAATTCCTCGGTTAAAACCGGTATCATCAAGGCCTACTTTAACGATCATATTTCCGATAGGTTGCGCCATATGTATCCACCCCGCTTCCCTGGCATAAACTCAACGAAAAAAGACCGGCTGCTTAGCCTGCCTTAGAAAAACACTTGATCAATTGGAACAACTTTAGGTTTATTTTCATGTGCCAAGACTTCTAAGTAATGGTAAATATCCATCTCGTCAATTTCAGTCATGGTCCAACCCTGTTTTAAAAGGGCAGCGTAAATATCATTGAGCTGATCTATTCCTTTTTCTGCTGAAAGGCCTCCGTTTCCACTCCCGGCAAAAAATCTTCTTCCTCCTTAACTTCCTCATAACCCATAATTTCGCCCATGATTCGCCTTACTTCGTCTGAAACTTCAAAAGACTGTAGACCTTCTTGAAATTCCTCTAAAGTAAATTGGTTGCGGAATACCCGTACAATGAACTTCATACGATCTTCAAGGCTCTTAAGCACTTCCTTAATACTGTTGGTATTTTTAGCGGCTGCCTCATCTAGCTCCAGAGCTTCATACAAAGTTTTTGTATTAGTACGAGGTGCAATAAACGTCTTATATTTTTCTTCTTTTTCAAACCATAATTTCACCGAAATTTGTTTTTGAGCCATGTTGACTCCTCCTTTATTTTGTTTGATATGAAAAAAGAGAAGCACGCTGCTTCCCTTTATACTGTTTTGCCAATGTCTACGCTGGATTTATCACCAGAAACAGAATCTGGATTTTTATAGGCAGCACCAAATACTTTTTCATAAAACTTGTCCAGACTAAAATTCGGTGCATCCTCGTCAGCCAATACTTTATAGATGTCATCCTGTTCTCGCTCCATAAATTCAGCAGAAAGTTTGACTGTTTGGAAGTCTGTCTTTTCTTCTTTTGTTTTCCATTCATCATCCGGAAGGGAAAAACGCCCTTTCACTAAGCCTACATGGCGATTCTTTCCATTCGCTTTTGGACCATAGAAGGTCATAGCGACCCATGGCGCGATAACATTCTTTTTGAACATATAGAGCCCGTCTGTTTCTTCTATCCCAAACAATTCCTCCAAGATTTCCATTGGCAGATCCCGCATTTCAAGCTCCAATTTTGTAGAACCAGTCGTGACAGCCATATCCACCAGTTTGTTGTCTGCATACTGCTTTTCTGTTGATGTATCCGTATTGACCTTCGCGTTAATTGCGTAAGGGTAATCAATAATTTTTGTAGCCACATAAAAGCCATTTTCCTTTTTTAAAGGCGCAAATCTAACGCCTTCCAATCCGGTAACTGAACTGTATTCAGGCATTCTAAAACCTCCAATTATATTAAAATATTGGCCTCAAATCGGCGTCCCTTCCGAATAAGACCCTCATCTTTTAAAAAGTCATTAATTAAAACCGTTGTTTGAAAATCCAGACTGTTCATGACCCCTATAACGGCAGCCAAAATCTGATCGCAGGATGAATCGTTGTATACATCGATTTGATATACAGCGCTGTCCTTGATCGGCTTTCCATCAGCCCACTTGGTAGTTCTGTAGTCCAATTCCTGTACGACGATATAAGCTGGTTTGCTTTTGATGCCAATCGGCACCGCAAGTTCAAAAATGTTTGCTGGATCAGCCAATAATAAAAGCGCCGGATCACTCTCCAGCGCTTCAAATACTTTATTTTTTAGTTGTAGGGCTCTTTCCGCTACATTCATAGCTTGTACCCTCTTTTTATAACGCTTGCCATCGCCTGAAGCATCCTCTCATTGGCACTTAGCATACTCTGCTGAATAAACGGGTTAGCCGGTTGATGGATAGTACCGAACTCCGGTAAGTGGACACGGTATTTTGTATCTTTTGTAGGGCCGACCACTGCATATATCTCACCATCGGGGTCCTTTCTCGTACGATTACCAACGATAATATCTTCATCAATGTGGGGGTGATTGCCGCCAATATCTGATCGGGGTGCATTTTTGTCAATTTCTTTGGCAAGGACCGCACCCCCGGCTTTTACAGCAGCTTTATTTATCGCTTCATCTTTTCTTGCAAGAGAAGCTAAATATGAATCCAATTCTTTAAAGCCCTGCATTTCCATTTCGATCTTCATTATTCCACCGCCTTTGCCTTGATTGTGGTGAAATTTTTTCGGGAATAGTTCGGAAGGATCGATTCGATCTCATATGATTGGTTTTGAAAAAGAATCCGCATATGTTTGTCGATGTCCTCTCTGTGTCGGATCGTAAATTCTACTGTATGTTCTTTTTGTACAGCCGCCGCTGCATAGTATTCCCGGCCTTTTAACCCTTCGGCTTTTGCCCAGCATTCAACGACCGTTTCATAGTCACCTTCCACAGGGAGACGGCCGCCTTCTTTTTTCTCTTGAAACTTGATTCGATACCGCATGTCATTCAGCATTAGAATCAGTCTCCGGAACCGTATATTTTAATTGATTGATCATCATCGTAAGCACCCCATCAAGATTTGAAGTCGTGCCGGCCACTTCCCGGTTTTCATACCAATGCGTAACAAAAGCCTTTACACACATATCAGCCCGCGCTGAATTGTTAGGAAATTTCAACCCGGTTGCAGCTGTAATGTATTCTTTTGCAGAAGCGATAAACCCAAGAATTAAATCATCCTCCAGATCACCATCGACCCGGAGGAATTTTTTCGCCTCTTCAAGCTCTTTTTGTTCCATTTCAGTCATAGGGCATCACCTATCCTTCGTTAGCTAGATGTTCCGCCACCTTTTAATTCATCAATTTGCTTTTGTAAACCATCTAAAACAGCCTTTACTTCGCTGTTTAAGTTGTCCAACATGACGCTGCCGGTTCCGAGGTTGTTGCTTCTAACAGACTTGTCCGCAAGCATTTCATGTAGGATACTTTTCTCCCCAATGTCAGCCGGATCACCTTTATCACCTTTCGGACCTTGGGGTCCTGGCTCTCCCTGTGGACCTTGCGGGCCGGTATCTCCTTTGTCCCCTTTTGGCCCTTGAGGTCCCTGCGGCCCAGGTTCCCCCTGCATTCCCTTAATGTACAAAGGATTATCCTCGCTGTTTCCTTTCAAATAAACCGGTGTTACCGGCTTTCCTGTACCGTCGTCCTCTGCAGAAGTATAGACTCCGTTACTTTGGTTTAAAAATTGATCTGCCATATCTCATCATCCTTTTCAATTTTTTTATTTTCCAACGTCAACTGATTTATCTTCTGTGTCGCCGGTACTTGGAGTTTCATTGTCGGGAACAGCGTCTTTAATAGATGCAAATTCCGCGTAAACAACAGCATCCGTGTCCCAAAGTACAACGTCCTCACGTTCAATGATTCGCATATCTGTAGAGTTACGGTAGAATGCTTTACCACCGACATTTGTCGTTAAAATGGAATATTGCTGACGATCAAAGAGTTTGACAGCTTCTTTAAGGTCTCCAATGATTAATGGATATTTTGGAGTCGTTTTTGTACCGCCGTTTGGCAAATACTTATCAGAAATGACGGATACCGGCTTACCGAACAATAATTTTTTAGTTGGATCAGTAGGGTTCGGCTGAAGCAGGTAACGGCCGAAAGCGTCTTTCAGTTTATCTAACACGTTAAATCCTGATTGGTTCGTGACAACTTTAGTCGTGGCATTAATAGCCGGATCAAGTTTGACATTGAGAATGTCTTTAATGTCGTCCTGCTTCGATACTGTGGTTTTTGCAAGTGTTCCTAATTGATTAAGAATCAACGTATTGCGGGTCACGGCCGACTTTTTGGCAAGCCAATTAGAAAGGTACTGCAAAAGCGCTTCTTGTGTATCTGCAAGCAAATCATTAGAAAGAACCAAAATCCCGGCATAGTCTTTAATGCTATA